ACTAAAGATGTTATCTGTAGGGTCACCACGCATACACTTTTCAAACAAGATGAACTTAGGGTTAGGAATCTTCTTAGGCTCTTTAGTTTTCTTGTCTAGTACAAGTTTGCCCTTCTTATCAAAGATACCTTCTAAGGTGTGTAACTCATCAGCAATGCCGTTATACTGAACAACATTACTATTAAGTAACTGATAAAAGTCTGTGTCACTACTTACAATAGTATGATGATCATTTGGATGTGTTTGTATCCAACCCGCAATAAGATCATCTGCTTCTAGGTTACCATGCTGTAACACTGTACAGTTCGTCTTTTCGGTAACAAATATCTTAAGTGCGTCAAAGGCGTCCCAGAACAGTTGTTCTTCTTCTTGCTCTGATTCTGTTTTAGCCGCACGGGCTACAGCACGATTAGCCTTGTAGGGAGTGTAAAAGTCCTTACGCCAACTGCGACCTTCAAAACAGAATATAACATGATCAGCCTTTTGATCACGCCATGCTTTGTTTACACTAGCCAGTGTAACGTGTATAGCAAAACCTAACTTATCCCAAGTATCGCTTTGTCTATGTGCGCTGTGTCTAGCACGGAAAAATGTATTTGCTGCATCTACGATTAAGTATCTCATGTTGTAATTATACTTTCATTTGTGAGTTTTGTCAAGAGAAAATTAGCCCATGCTCGATGAGCATCTGGCCCGTAATGGAAAAACGCCGGGTTACTTGGTGTATACCCCTGCGATTCTAACCAATAGTAATATGTTTGATTTTTATCATATGGAGCAAGGTAACTAGTGCCCCAATCATGTTTAGGATAATCAGTTTTACCGATGATTTCAAAGTATGAATAGCAATTAAAGAATAAGTGCGGTATATTCATCTGCTCTAATTCTTGGTGAAAGTCCCAGATCGTTTTGTGTGCAGTCTGTTCGTGTGCCCGCCAATTGGTGGCTGTGGTTACTACCCATTCTTTATATCTGTTTTCTAAATCTTTATGTAATACTTGATAGCCCGATCCGTTTACATCAAAATAATGACCATTAAATTCCCATTCTTCTCGTTCCCAAGTACTCCATCCAATAATTATAAAATCTGGCTTATTATCAGCAAGATACTCTCGAGTAGTTCTAATAATACGTGCGTTGCTCGCACCTGATCTAGCATGGCAGACAAATTCTGCTTTTAAATGATCAGCCAATCGTTGACCGTAACTAAACTTTGGGCCACCGGCATCTGTGCCGTAGCTATGGCTATCACCATTTACATATAGAATCAACTTACTTCCGTTCTGCCGTTGCCTAGATCACGGCGTTTATTATATTCTTGCTGTTGACGTTTTTCAGGGTCCGCTTGGTCCTGTTCCCAAGTTTCAAGTACTACATTACGACATACTGTTTTGAACCAGTTATCTACAATGTCTTGATCTGTTTTGCCTTGATAGCCGTTGCGAATTAGATTTGCTACAAACTTATCATTCCAGTCTAGTTCAAATGCTCCATTACCTGGGTCAGCGGGATCTAGATCCATACTAACAATTTCTACCCATGGCTCACCTTTGGCAGTTGCTGCTTCTTTGGGTGAGAGTTTTTTGGGCTTAGGTTCAGACTTAATTGGCTCTGGCTTTTTAAATAAATTTTTAATTTTATCAAACATTATTGATCCTCAAATAAATCTAACTCTTCCCATGGTAACCCAGGTTTACCAAAGTGTCCGTAGTTAGTAGTAGAGCTGTAAATAGGGCGGAATAGTTTAAATCTATTAATAATGCCTCTAGGAGTTAGGTCTACATTAGTAGTTATCCATGAGGTAAGTTCAAAATTATTTCCGTCGCTATCAACATACACACTCATCGGCTGTTCGACTCCAATAGCATAGGATAATTGTACAGTAGCGTGAGTTGCTTTGCCACTGGCTACAATATTCTTAGCTAGGTAGCGAGCCATATAAGCGGCTGAACGATCTACTTTAGTAGGATCCTTGCCACTAAACGCACCACCACCATGTGGGCAACTACCACCGTAGGTATCTACAATGATCTTACGTCCTGTAAGTCCTGTATCACCATCTGGACCACCAATAACAAAACGGCCAGTTGGGTTAATTAAGAACTCTGTATTAACTAATAGTTCTGCCGGAATTACCTGACGAATATATAGCTCTACCATACTGCGTACTAGTTCAATACTTGTGTCTTCACTATGTTGAGTTGAGCACACAATCTTAGCAATACGAGCAATAGAATGATCATCGTTAAATTCAATTGTTACTTGTGACTTAGCATCTGGACCTAACCAAGTTTGATCACCGTTGCGTTGACGTGCTAGTTCTTTTACAATCAAGTGACTGTAGTAGATAGTTGGCGGCATGTAGTTAGGAGTTTTGTTTGTAGCATAGCCAAACATTAGTCCTTGGTCACCAGCACCAAATGTGTCTGTGCCTAGTGCAATGTCCGCACTTTGCCCATGTAATAGATTTGTGATCTCAACTGTACGCCAATCAAACCCTGTTTGTTCGTAGCCAATGTCTTTAATGACTTTGCGTACGGCACTTTCAATCTGCGCTTGATGTAGGGCAACATTTTTATATTCTCCGGCAATAATAACACGATTGGTAGTAACTAGAGTTTCGCAAGCAACACGCATGCTGGTATCTTCGTGTACCATAACCAAATCTAAAATAGCATCACTGATAGCGTCTGCTACTTTATCTGGATGTCCTTCACTAACACTTTCACTGGTAAACAAATAACTCATTTAATTCCCCATTTAATTTTTAACCAAATACGCTCGTGTATATAATAATCAACACTTAATAATATGTGTAACAAGGTAGCAAACCCTGTACTGCCTGCTAGATCTCCTGTGTATAGATAAGTCCAAAAGATTGTAAACAGCCACGCAGTGATGCGATAGCTGAGCATGCGTACTAGTGTACGTTTATGTGTTTCTGTCATTTGCCCCATGAATTTCCCCATAAGTCTACGTGTAATCTTGGGCTGTAATAATACCCACGTAACATTGCTTCGTCTGCTACGTTAAATTTGTTGCCGTTGTAAACACTTACAACACCACCAACGGGCATAATATAAACTACACCCGTAAAGCCCGCTGATCTATACGCTTCAACTGCGCGATCAACTTCATCGAAGTCTTTAGGATTTTCTACTACAAACTTAAGATATGTAGTACCAAACTCTTGATAGCTAGTTACAATTTCTGGCTTAATAGCATCAGCCCACGCTTCACCACTTGCGCTTAGTTTAGCACTAACACTAAACGTAAGTTCACGGTTACCTAAACTTTCCTTGCTAAACTGCCATACATCTAGCACATCACCGAACTCGTCGGTTAGTTCTTGAGTACCATTTGTTTCAAACGTAATGTTCTTTAAGTCCCGCATACGCTCATGTTCAAACAATTCACCATAACTACGTTGCCAGCCTAGTAGTGGCTCACCACCTGTGATGACCAAGTGTACATCATTGCCATTGGCCTGTTGCCAACGGTTATTGGGCGTTAATGCCAGCATACGCTCAACTACTTCGCTAGTATCATATGTTGGACTTAGGTGTTTGAACTTAGGATGCCATGACGCATAGCTATCACAACCTGTGTTAACTAACGGCAAGTCTTCATAGCGACTATAAAGTTCTACAGTTTTAGCAACTTCATCTGCTTCTGTACTTGCTTGACCTCTGGGCACACCAAATCCTGGGCATTTAAAGTTACACCCAAATGTACGTAAGAAAACTGAAGGAACACCTACGAAGCGTCCTTCACCTTGCGCACTATAAAATATCTCACTTACTTTTAGTTTACTCATATAATTTTGACCATATTTTAAGTTTTTCTTTCTTATTTGCGTTAGCAGTATTAATGTTATTTAGGTCAATAACACCCTGCTCAACTAAAATATCTACAAGTGCCAACATATCACCAATTTCCATTTCTAAATTAGCTCGCTGGGTTGACCCTGACTTGTGCGAATTATCTAATCCAAAGCGATAAATCTTACTAGCGGCCTGTATAACTTCTGCGCACTCTTCTTGTAAGATGATTAATGCTTCTTGTGTTTTATTAGCAATCATTATAGTTTACTACTCTCTTTAGACATTGTCAAGTTTATCTTTCCCAAGGGTATACAATCCATACATCTTTTTCTGCTTTGTTAATCTCTTTAGCTGAGTAGTCGACCTTACGACTAAAGTTACTACTCAAGTTATCAATTAGCACAGCAAAGCGCACATTGTTACCCCAAACATTAGACCAATGCGCATCAGACGGATGACAAGTGCTTTGCCAATCATTGATAATCCAATCTAATGTAGCACCGGTATCATTAATATCATCTAAGATAAGAATGTTTTTACCGTTGTAAGCATCTTCGCTCATCCAGCAGTTGCTTTCTGGACCAGTGTCGCTGTCACGTAGGCTAACCTTTAGTGTCTCCATTGGAATATGATAGATGTTGCTCATAATAACTGCCGGAATTAATCCCCCGCGGGTAAGTCCTACAATATAATCAGGACGCCAATTGTCCTTGTACATCTGAGATACAATATTAGCAACCATATCATGGATGTGTAGATATTCATAATATTTTTTATCAATAGACATATTTGTCTGCCTCTCTTAAATTGTGTGAAACTACGTGTGTATCAAACCTTAACAGAAACATAGTTGCTACACTAGCATCTTTTCCGTTAAAGTTTAGCATTACATTACTACTACCGTCTTGTAAGTAGTAACAGGGTTTACTGTTACCGTATTGAACCATTGGTTCTTCTCTAGCAACACCTCGGCGATCAAATGGTTTAGTTTCTATCCATACCTTACCGCCAATGTCTCTAAACCAAGTAAAAATTTCTATAGATAACTGATCTATGATAATCTTAACAGGATAGTTTACTGTAACACCTTGTGGTAGGCTAATCAACTCATGTATTCCATGGTAACAATCTTGCTTAGGCTTTCTGCCATGTTTGCTCCATCTTCAATTACATAACGTTTGATGCGTTCGTTATCTGTCTTATCATCGTAACGAGATGTTTCTACGATTAAACCACCGTTGGCTCCGTATACTTTAAAATTAATAACGCTTCGATCATCGTAGTTGTGTTCTACTCTACGAGAGCTAGCCACAGGGGTGGAGTTACCTCTGCCAAGTCTGCCGCGCTTAGGTTCATCCCATCCGTCATCTTCGATACGCTGATCACGCTCCCAAGCCTTTTTGGCCTGTTTATAAAACCAGTTGTCAAACCATTTCATACTACCACTCCTTGGCTAATGCTAACCCAATTTGGTTATTTGTAACACCTGCTTGATTTAAGTAGTTCATTTGATGTTCAGTATAGGCAATTAAGTTAGTGCCCTTGGCTTTGTATTTGTAATACGCACCAACGTCATACTCTACTACATTTGACACAATACTTACACGTTCTTTACTAAAGTTTACAGTACCATTTGCTGACACGCTAACTGGTAGTGCCACATTAACTGTACCTTTGTACACAGTAACTGGTTGACTTACTGTAGCACCAATACTATGCGAGTCTTTGGTCCAATCTAAACCAGCATTCCAACTGTAACTCTGTGTGTCGCCTACGTTAGTCACAAGACCCTGTGCGGCCAAGTTGGCAGTAGTGTAACCTAACCAAGCACTACCAAACACACTTACTTGTTTATTTAGGTTATAACTACCACTGAAGTTGGTAAATTGAGTGTAACTTTCACGCACTTGCCCAAACATACCACCGATGCTATTGCCCATCCAAGCATCACGTTCGTTTAACATACCAAAGCCTACACGATACTTTACATTGTCAACTACCACATTCTTGCCTACATCAAGCATAGCAGTGCCTGTATAGTCATTTGCGGCCAACTTGATATCATATTCGCCACTGGGGACAGTAGCACTAAATGAGTAGAAGTTTAACTTATTATACGGATTGTAGTTGTCATAGAACTGTGCTTTGGCAATAGGATTGAAATCAGCACGGGCACGTTTATTATTAGCAGTTGTGCTTAGATCTATACGGTAGTCACGATCAAACTCGTCGGTGACCACTACACTGCTTAACTTACTGCTAATGCTACTTAAACCACCTGATGTGTTAGTACTAAACCCACCATTAAGCGCAATCTTTCCTGTGCGACCGGTAGTTGGAATACCTATACTGCCAAACGGACGTGTGGCTCGTTCTAAGTCTAATAGACCTTGTCCGTGTACATCCGGAGTGTACCCTGCGATATTTTTATTTGCTGTTGATGTTAGCAGTTTAACAATGTTTTCACCTTTCATATAGGGCCACATTTGATTAATAACTGCTACACTTCCTGATACTACGGCCGCCGCTTGACTAGTACCCGTTTGAATAACATAGTTATTGCCCACATCGTCAGCAGTGAACGCATTACCTGGTGCTAGAATATAGAATTGACTAACACGATATTTGTCAGCACAGGTACCACTTGCGCTTACACTTTGACAAACATGCCCGGCACGATTACTATAACTTGCGATGTTGTTATTGGTTATATCATAAGCACCAACAATCAATACTTGGCCACCTAATATTAAATTACCACTAGCATCTGTGGCTGTGGCCAATGTGCCGGGTTGTTGCGGGTACGCTTTACCACTGTTACCAGCACTGTTAACTAGGACCATTTCCTTGCCTAACGCACTTGCCCATGTGTAGGGATTGTCACCGCCAAAATATCTACCAGTATATCGCGGATCTTTATTATACCAAGTGCCGTCCGTTAACTTAGTCCAGTTCTTATTGTAGGTAGTGTCGTATGTTACGTTTGCTGAAATATTCGCCACCACAGCACCAATTTGGTTACCCCAAACTAGTGCGTTACGTGCCTGTACAAAGTTAAATGAAGAAGCACTATCAGTAACTTTGGCAATAGCTAAACTAGCGTCAGGTGCTACGCCCGCCATACCAACACCATCCCAATTGGCAGCCGCAATACCAGCTAGTCCTGTACCATGACCTACTACGTCAATCATTCCGTTTTTAGATCGAATAAAATCTTTTTGGAACAGGATACTGCCGGCAAATTCTTTATGATTGGCGTTAATACCACTATCAATAATAAGAATGGTACTACCTTTACCTGTGTAGCCACGTGCCCAAGCTGAACTGGTATTGATAACTCTTAGGAAGTCATCGTTAGTTTTACCTGCGCTAATGGTATTAGCTGTGTATTCAGCAGTGTTATATGGGGTTAGATCTAAAGTTTCTGCTTGTACAGAAGACCAAAGACCCGACGCTAGTAATGCTATTACTAACTTATTCATGTTAATCCTTTACAGAGTTGTGATTGACACTAGCATAATAACATCATTTTGCCAAAATGTCAATCACTTTGTTATCGAGGAGCAAACTCTTGTTGTAGTTTGATGTTGTCAAAGAACTCTTTCTTAGCATCTGGATCATTCTTAAAAACACCCTTAAGAACAGTTGTTTGTGTTAGGCTACTATGTGCCATGATGCCACGATTCTCACAGCAACCATGTGTGGCTTGAATGTAGACTGCTACGTTATCACTGCCTGTTGCTTTCATAATCTCACGTGTGATATCGTTACATAGTTCTTCTTGTAGAGTACCACGTGTAGCACACCACTGTGCGATACGTGTGTATTTAGATAAGCCGATTAGTTTGCTAGCGGCAATAATACCAATGTAGGCAACACCTTTAACTGGCTGATGGTGATGACTACACATACTGCGTAGTTCGCTACGTACTACCAGCATACCTTCATAACGATCTACTGAGTCATTTGGAAATGCTGTAGCATCTGGATTAGGTTCATAGCGACCTGCCATGATCTCATTGAAGTACATCTTAGCTAGTCTACGTGCTGTACCGTGACTGTTAGGATCGTTTTCGCGATCAATTAACAATGTATCCAGCACTGCTTCAAATGCTTCAGTTGCTTCGTCGATTAATAGTTCTTTGTTTTCTTCTGTGATGTATTCTGAGATGTTGTCACCTGCCCAGAAACGTTTGTTTGATGCTTTTAGATTGTTGCGAATATGTTCGCTTACTTTGTATTTCGACATATAGTCTCCGATGTTAAGCCAGTGGATTGGCAATTGATAAGTTAGTATAACATGATTATTTAGGCCGTGTCAACTCATTGACAGGAATTTTATACGTTATCTTTTTTCAAAATGATAGGATTTTCACAGCTATCCCAGGGTTTAGTTAGTAGACTAACTGACTTCATTAATGTAATAGCATTGAATGTGTGATAAACACCTGAAGGTATATAAACACACACCCCTGGGCCAATAGTGATAAACCTATCTGTGCCGTCATCGAGTTGTTCTATATACACCCCTTCACCTTCAGTGAATAATACGTATTCGTCAAACTCTGGATGATAATGATATCCTCTTGAAGAACCAGCATTTGTTACTTGATAGACGAACTCTAATACAGGTGCCGATGGAATAAAACTTAGAATTGCTCCACGCCCATCTGTAATAGTTGTTTTGTTAATTGCTGGTTGTAATACTACAATCTTTCCGTTCATGGTCTTAGTTCCACATAATCTAAATCTTCGTTAACTGTTTTAAATATTAAATCAACCACTTGGCTCACTTCCAAACAAGAGAGAGCATTATATTCTTCTGTAACTTGCTCGTGCGTTCTAGTTCCTAAATAATTATTGTATAATAAGTTTGTTCGAGTACGGCCAATTAATACCTCGGTCCATTTGATATTAGTATAGTATGATCTTAACGTATTTACTGTAAATTGTAATGCTAGTTTACTGGCAGAATACACGACCCCAAATGGTTTATTAACTATAAAACTGTCAGAACTGATGTATATAAATCGTTTGATGTTAGTTTGCTGAACTACATTTTTAATAAGCATTATCCCTGCGATAAAATTCACATCAATTTGTTCAACTTGATTTTCAACAGGATTGCTCTCAAATCCAAGATAACTTCCGCAGTTTACTCCAGCACAGTGTATTACTGTATCATAAGCAGTTAGATTAGTAGTTGCGACCTTTAAAAAATCTCGCATATCAAGTTCTTTTCTAGTGGGAGCGTAATAAGTAATGCCTCTACGTTGCAACTCTTCACAAATTGCTTGGCCAATGCCACTAGAACCACCAGTTACAAACACGTGCTTCATACTAGTCCTCTATTTTTTAATACCTGTGCTACGCCTTGTTCGAAAGTACGAGGATTGTATTCAGAAAGATAGCTGTACAGTTTGTCTAACTTAGGCTGGCGCACTAGTGTACTGCCCGGACGACCAGATATTTCGTTCCAATTGGCATCAGAATATCCTAGCAATTTGGCTATGGTATCGGCCGCCTTGGCAATGGAAATCAGTTCAGAATTTCCTACGTTTATAATATCTTGTATCTCTAAACATGCTAGAGCAATGGTAGCACTTACAGCATCAGTGACATAACAGTAACTTCTATATTCATTTGACCCGATTATTGTAAATTCATTATTTTGTATTTTGCGGATCTGATCATCGATAAAGTGCCCATCGCGACTGCGTTCACCATAAACATTAAAGTAACGCACTATCAACCATGGTAAGTTGCTGTTAGTCAGATAGTTTTCAGAACATACTTTAGCTAACCTATAACTCCATCGAGCATTGTGTATGTCATTTATTGTTATGTTGACTTTTTCTGGTACTGGTTGTTCTGGATCTTCCGCAACTACTTCACTACTGCTAGCATATACTAATCGTTTTAGTTTAGTACATTTACCAGCAAATTCAAAAATATTTAAATCTCCAACAATGTTATTTTGTAATACCTTATTGGGAATCTTATAAAATCTATCAGTGCCGTTGATAGCTGAGAAGTGATAGATATAGTCAAAGTCTGTAGGCAATCGATCTAATTGTGTAGCATCTGACAGATCAATTTTTAGAAATGTTGATCCACTAGGAACAGATTCTGATCTATAGTAATTATCCACAGTCCAGATGTCATTGTCGCCTTGTAATAGTTGCTGACAGATTTCGTAGCCAAGTAATCCACCGGCACCTGTAACTAAGATTTTCATTTAACATCCTTTAGGTGGTGACTATTATCATTAACGATTGAGTCAAATAATGTTATATGATCTAATCCTAGATCTTTAATTAAAATAGCAAATGCTTGACTATCTTTAGGTAAACAGTGCCCGCCAAACCCTCTTAGGTGTTCGGAGCATCGTAGATACTCGGGGCTAATCGTTGAGCGTTTAATACAGGCATTAAATACCTGTTGATAATCTGCGCCTAACGATCTACATACTTCAAACATACCATTGGCAAACGTTATCCGTAATGAGTTATACACGTTGCTAAAATATTTTGCTATTTCTGCTTCGGTAGGAGTGACCTGTACTGTAGAGTTAGGTAAATGACTGTGACATTTAACTATGGTATCATAGACCGTTTTATCATGAGTGCCTACAATCAAAACATCGTGATTATCTACAAAGTCGGATATAGCAGAAAGTTCCTTTAAAAATTCTGGAACAAAACAGATAGTGCGACTAGGATATTTATTAATTAACTTTTCAGTTGTACCTGGTATAACTGTGCTTTTTATAGCAATAATTCCTGTATAATCTAATAGACTAAGTTGACTGACTGTGTCTTCTACAATACTAATGTTACAAGTTCCGTCAGTGTTACTATTGGTTGGAACACAAATAAACACAATCTCTGTGTCAAGCACATCAACCATATTTGAGTTTTCTTCTTTTTTATCGTAGTATGATAATTTATAGCCAACTGATTCTAACCCCCAAAAAACTGCGTTACCAACTACACCCTTACCAATAATTCCTATTTTCATAATATTACAATCTCTCTTAAGTCTGGATATTTATGATATTTAACTGACTGATCTACGTTAGCTAATAATTCTAATCCACGTACTGCTTCTTCTATAGTTGGTCTGTAATGATACCCTACTTCGAATATCTTTTGGTCTTGCCAAGGACTAATAGATAAATCGCGCCCATCACTACGTTGCTGTATAAGTCTGTTGTATGCTTGCTCATCATCTAATAAGATAGCACCACCACGACCAATGTCTAATGGTTTGCTATAGCCAAAGCTCAAACACTGCATCTGACCTTTGCGATACATACCCAATTGTAGTAGACGTGCGCTGTCCCAAATGCGTGTGGTTAGGAATTGATATTCGCCAATCCATTCATTGTTACCTGTATAGCCAAATGAAATATCTAGCTTACGCATGGTCATTGGAATACTCAAATATGTAAATGCTGGGAACATTGTACGTTTGACTTGATCGTAACGCAGACACATCTCAATTGCGTGTGTACACGAATCAGTCATGACAACAAAAGGGGCACCAGTGAACTCACCTAGTGCCCGCTCAAATTTTGCTATAGCATCAAAACTCATTTAATATTCTTTAGCAATTCAGTTGCTGAAAAGAAATCGTGATGTAGACTACGTGCCTGTTGTGGAACTAACTTAGCGTATTCATCATAGTCGGTCATGAACTCTACAATCTTATCGCATAGTGCTTGTTTATTGTGTAAGAAACTACTGTAGGATTCAGTCCACTCACTAGGATACTTCCATATCTCAGCATACATTTCCTTGTATGATAGTCTATCTGGTACCATAGGAATAGCATCTACAATAGCACCTTCATACATACTAATGCCTAGAGTTTCTTGTAGATTGGCACTAAACACTAACTTAGCTTCACCTAGTAAGGTATGATACGCTTCTTTACTTAAGTTCTGTTCCTGGCAAACAATCCACTCATACTGCGGCAGTGCTTGTGCTAGGTCCTTAAAGATTTCTACCTGCTTCTCTGGTGCTATACGATGTGGGAATAAGATTAAGTCACGCTTCTTGGCTTTGTACGGCGTAATAGTTTCTGGCATATATTCCATAGGCCAACCTGTACGTACAATCTTACTAATGGGCATATATCCCATGCGACCATTACGAGGTTCTTCATCTAATAGATTTTCAATAAACATATTAATATGAAAGTCTGTGGCAAAGTAGTTATGATCTATAGCACTAAAGAATGCTTTCTCACTGTGTCTAACCCAGGGCTTATCGCCAATAAGACGTCCTAAGAAGTCTTGTGGGTCGTAACTGCCAGCGTGCCACAAGGCGTGAATAGTGACGGGTATGCCCAACAGCTCGGACATATACTTAAGGTTAATAATCCCAGGATGCCAAGCGTCAGTAAAAATGAAGTGATCACCCTTAGCAACCCTTCCTTCCGTAAATAGTCTAGCCATTTGCTCGACTTGATTGGCCTTATAGACGTTAGTGCCGCCAAAGTTAAGAAAAGCGCCAGGGGTAGTAGCAGCAGGAATATCATGTGGTCCTGCGATAACATATACGTCATGTCCGTGTTCTTCCAATAGTTTGGGTACATGAGCCTTCCACTGGCCCGTGTACCGTGTTTCAACGCTTTCTAGATCAACTAGAAATACAGTCATTATCGTGGATTCCTGCCTTGATAACCAGCAGGCTGACCATTACGTTGTTGCCATTGTTGGCGTTTTTTGCGGCGTTCTTGCCACTCGCGATACTCAGGTGACTTGTACAAGTCTGCTTCATCAAACTTGATCATACGGAAGCGACAGTAGTTCATCCACGCATCCAAGTCGTTGTAGATTTTTGAGACCTCTGGGGTCATACGAAGGTATTTCTTAAGCCAAACTGGTTGTGATGCCACTTTATTTCTCCTTAGCTATCAATGTCCATTATGTTGTATTCTTTGATTAACGCAATTAATTCATCTTCTGTATTACACAGAATCTTTGTATTTGCCCAATCTTCTTTTTTATTACGACCACTTACTTCAACCATCCAGCCATTGTCGTAACGATTGACGGTAATTGATTCACTTACTTTTGCTAACTTAGTGAGTTTTGCCACGGAAAAATCTCCTTAAATAGTGACAGTTTGATGAGGACGAGTACAGTTGTACTCAGCATAACTTCCGTTCTCGCCATCTTCGGATACATCGATCCAAACATCGCGATTGGGATACTTTGAAGCAATCTGTGTATACAGATCATCTGAAATCATTTCACAGCTCTTAAAATCTAATTGTAATGTATTATTTACATAAAGATTTACCAGCCAACGTTTAAACTGGATAAACTCGATGTCTCTGTCATTATGCTCAACGCTAATGGCCACGCGAAAATGAAACATATGACGATGAGGACTAGCAAGAAACGAAACATCATATTGATCTCCTGTGGCTAGTGTTGGGTCTGTAGCTGCCGCTGGATAGCAGTGTACACCTTCCTTTTGAAAAGTAACCCATATCTTTTTTTGAGCTGAATGTTTAATACGTTCTAATTGATCACGTTCTGCTTGTATCATTTGATAATCTCATCTTTACCATATTGGTCCCAGTTAGTGAATTTGTTTTCATCTAATAGGGTGTTAAGTTTATGGCACCATACGCCCGGATTTGTAGCCGCAAAGTCTACATCGTCTAACTTAATTGTAGCATTATAACCTAGCTGTTGTAAATAGGGCAATTTTACCGAAATCTGCGGAATGAATCTACGTTTTTCAATTAAGCCACTTTCAAGTAGGCCTTCTACGTCTCGTACATCAAAGTCTAAGGTACACCAGTAGTCATTCTCTAGCAAGACATAGATCATATCTTCCCAAGGCCGCCATGTTGCTACATCGTTAGTGCCACTAGGATTAAAACTTTGATTAGCACCAAAGTAAATATGTTCAATATCACTGTAGGCCAATTTAGTCTGTAACATCTCTAAGATATCCTGCGGTTCATGTACACCTACTACAAATAGTGTACGCATGCCGTAAGCAGGTGTGCGTTCAATTTCGTCACCTACAAAGAATGTAATTGCTTCTGCGGTACCTGATGTGTATTCACGTTTCATAGACCTAATTTTTTCCTAATGGTTTCGATTGAGCGTTTAACTATTAATTTTTCTTGCTTCATTTTACCTAGACTAGCATCGTCCATATAACTAGTATAACCTCGTTCGATGTTTTCGTCAAGTTTTCGATGAACTTGTTCTAGTTCTGCTAATTCATCTTCTAATTGAATACGTTCCATTATTCCTCCAGGCCTGCTTCTAAGTTATCTAATGTTGCTTCGTCTAACCCACTGTCGTCTACGTGATGTTCTTCGACTTCTTCAGTTTCAAACAAGTCATTAAACATGGTACTTGCGTTGACAGTTTTCTTACCTGTAGCACCACGAGTGCCAATAATCTGCATCCAGAACTTACTATGCTCTTCAATAATCTGTTCTGCTGTACTACGATCGGGAGCAGCAAAGATACTATCTACTACATCTTTAAAGTATACACGATTAAAGGTCTCTTGTACAAGCATTTTTGGGGTTACCCCTTGGTCATATTGACGATTAGCTTCTTGTACGGCTGTTAAATGACTCCAAACGTTATGTCCCATTTGAATAGCATAACTAAAGCTATCCCAACTAGTACGTCCTTCCTTGCCAATCTTGTTCAAATCGCCGGGCGCATAGTAGCATACATCATTGATCTGTATACGATTGCTTACAGGACTGTCTGTAAAGTTACTAAAGCGACCATCTTGAAGTACAGCATCACTAAACTTACGAGTATCTAACGCATATTTCTTATCATCAACACTAGGCACCATACGATATACCCATTTGCTACGATCTTCGATTTCAGTTTGAATGTATATCTGCCCGTTAGCCGATGCTAGGAATGGGCTTGCGCAGTCAAAACTAATAGTAAAGTTGGGGTTAACATGTTTGCGAATAGCACGTTGTATATCTGTTAATAAACATGCCCACTCTAGTTTACTTGTACCTAAGAAGTGCATCCAATCATGTATGCCTTTTTGTAATAGATTGTCGTAGCGCATAGCTACTAGACGTTTAAGAACTAAGTGTACATCACACATGTTCTGTCCACCCATAGCCCAACCATTAAAATGCTTGCCTGGGTATTGTTTAGGGTCACAATATTTCTTCATACGATCATACCAATCGTCTGCGTCTGCGTGATTCTCACCTTGTAAGACGTTTAAGAACTTACAAGCACCTGTACGATTGTTAATAAACCAATCATTGTTGATGTAGGTACCTAGTACAGCTTCGTCGTATGTGCTAATACCTGTAGCTTTGGCACCTGCTGGACTACGAGCTACCCAAGCTGGAATATCCAAACACATACCATAGTCCATGTATGCGTCCATCCAAGTTAGCACAAGCTCACGTTTCTTCTGTGCTTTAGGACAGTTAGGATTCTTCCAATCACCTTCCCAAACACCTTTACCAATCTGGAAACCACCTGAGTCACCTAGGATAAAACTACGGCTACGATCTCTATTACGCACCATATCTTCTTTAGGACTGTGTTTGTTTACATCTAACTCTGCGTGACCTGCTGAGTACAAACTCCAATGATATGGAAAGTAAGCGGCATCTGGATTGAGCCAATTTAACCCTTCGATACCATTTTCAAAGTTGCTAGGTACACGTGTGCTTTCAACGTAGGTATTACCGTTGGCATCTGGAAAACGTTGCTTGCCTACATAGGTAGCATAAAAGCCTGACAGTGCAGGTAAAAAGACAGCGTAGTCTTTTTGTTTACTGGTTAAATTATCTATTTCATGTGCCACTTTTTTCTTCCTCGTAGACCAACACTTCTATCATCTTAAACTGTTCGTAAGCTGATTTAAGTGTTGGGTATTTCTCCAACTTAGCTTTAAGCGCGGACTCTTCCTGCATCTTAATAGTAGCCCACTGAATAGCTTCTTCTGCGTCGGGAGTTAGATTAATAGTTATATGCTCACTAATGTTTTGCCATATATTGCCATTGTACACTTCGACTAATTGATTTGATGTATTATAACGCATCTCACCAGCCGATTGTCCACCATTGTTGATATATGGTGCGTAATTTGACATTACATGAATATATCTACTATTTGCGATACCTTTAATCATTTATTTGCTTTGTGCTGGCAAGATGTAGTTGTATGTAGCAATGCCAGTGTTGACAGTAATCTGTGCCGCACCTTCATCACTGATACGGAATGTTTTATCACCGCTTAAGTTTAAGATTGAAATAACAGCGTTAACTGGCCATGCCCAACCTTTGCTTAGTGTACCTGATACACCTGATTGGAATACAAAGTTACCAGCATGGCTACTGTGATCACCAAAGAAGAATTTCAACTCACCGTTTTCTGTTTTAGCAGTAAACGTAGTTTCTTCGCTGTTAGCACTAGCTTGGAATTTTAGTCTTTGAATACTTGCTACTGTTGGTTCAAACTCTACGTTCCAGTTAACTCCGCGGAATTTAACTGTTTTAAGTTTGTCAGCTACAATTTCTTGACTCATAAAACGATAGTCATTTTTAAAGTCGCCAGCGGCATTTTCAAAGTGTAGGCCCACCGGAACTGATTCGCCGTTGCGATCTTGTTTAGTCAATGAAATCTTAGCGTTTTCTTTGTATTCTGGAATACCTAAGATAGTGTTTAGTTTAGCTAGGTTTGGCATACCAAATGTACCAACAAACTCTGCCACAGGTCCATTAAGTTTAGCCTGTACAATAACTGAACGATCTTCGGCTAGTGCTTCAATAGTTGTTTCTTCTGCTGTACCTTGAACCTTAACTAAGTCAATGTTGCCTAAGCCATAAGTGTTTTTAACGATGTCTAATAGATGGTCTCTCATTTACTTCTCCTTGATTGATAATATATTGTATATGATGTATTTAGAAAATACAATAGGTTTGATAAAATTTCTTTACGCTCTATGAACAATTTTTGCCATTGCTTGATGTGATTTTACAGTATGTAGTTCGCCCGGTTTCTTTATTTCTACCCAACTTATATGTTCTTCAAGATCGGATGTGACTATCACTTCAAATCCATACTTGTTAAGTAGTTTAAGTAAGTAAGCCTTGGGCATGTAACTCATGTAACCAGTTTGAACCAATGCCGCAGAATGAGTTCTCTCAGCATTGTTATAACTAAACACACAGTAGCCACCTGGACGCAGAACTTTTATAATCTCACTTAGATAAAGGTCAAGCAAGTCTGCTGTTAGGTAATTGAATACATTCCATGCTAGGACAAACCCAAATTGATTTTGTGGTAGCATACTTAGATCTGTACCTTCAGTGGTGTAGGTGCGCACCCTTCTACGATAGTCTTCGTGAAATTGTTCTAGGCTAGAAGTTAGGAACTCCTTGTTAGTGTCTACTAGATACAAAGGATCACACCCTACTAGATGTTTAGTCCACAGGCCGTCACCTGGGCCTATTTCTAATCCGGGGTATTCCCAACTTACATAACGCCCAATTGCTGAAGCCACTGCTGTGGCTGTTTCTTCGTTCATTGGCATGGTTCTAGTTCGTTCAGTTAGATAGTCTGACTTAACTAATACCTCGGCTCCGCCGATCTTATAGCCCTGACGATAAAACTCTTTGGTCATTAGAGTTATTTCTTTATTGTATTTTGATTCTAAGTTTTCGGTGATGTTGCGCAGGAACGTGACTTTTTCGTTGATCTGCTCTAACACACGCACCATGTCAACGTAATCATCATCAAACTTTCTATTACCGGGTCTAAGCTCGTTGATATTATCGTGTATAGACTCTGTTATATGGTCAATTTGAACAAAATGATCAGTTAGTTGTTTTGGTATGGCATTTTTTAACTCAACTATCCTACATAATTCCAATGGCACTTCGTCGGTGCGTAGATGTGATAGGTTAGTTAAGTCTACCTTAGGATTTGACATAATTGGATCATTGAGCAGTTCTACCAACGCTGGGTAGTTAGCATGGTCTGGTTGCCACACAGCATGATCAAAAAAGTAGTTGACCCCGTTGACAGTCCATTTGCCCCAATCAGTTACTTTTTGTAACATAATACTGTCAAACCCTAACGACATAGCCAGGCTAACATACTTGTGTATGTCTTGATAGTTGGAATTTTGTACAACAAACGCGGCCTGTAGTTCCATGTTACTGTACTTCTTCTGCTTCCATTTGACAATGTACTTACAGCTTTCTATAAGTTTGTTCCAATCACCGCCACGGCGTGTAACAGCATAGGTTTCCGGAGAACCTGCGTCAAAACTAATACGCATTCTAACCACGTTGTCATGTACACCTACCATACGATTCCAATGGCTCTTAACTAGGATACCGTTGGTTACTACTTCAATCTCAATATTTTTATTGTCTGTTAGATCTAACTTGTCCAGCATGTTACGATAAATGTGACTGGCAAATGGATCACCATCGCCACTTAGGGTAAACTTAAGAAAGTGATCGTGCTGTTCGATAAGAGTAACCAAGTGATCACTGATAGCCATTCGACGTTCAAACTCTTCACCTTTGTTATGAAATATCATACTAGTACGACAACTTGGGCAACTCAAATTACAGCTATCATCTAGAGCAAACACAATCCAATTAACAGTATCTGGTCTATGATCTATACGTGTTTCTAAGTTACCACTGTCGATCAAGTGACAGGTCTTGTGATCGCAATACTTGTAAGTACCGTCAATGATACTGGCCTGTATCTCACGAGCACGTGGACTCTGTACAATTGCTTGTAAACTGGTAAAGTCCATGATATTGCCCACAGGAATAGGTAACCATGCTTGACATACGCATACATAACAATCACCTTGCCCGTCAATAGTCACACTGTTAAACGGATGAAAGCAGTATTTGCCGTAGAGATTTAGATCTTTGTTAAAATCCATGTGCTGTTTGTTATATCGATCAAGATGCTCCGCACCCACATGTTCTACTGTTAGTGGGTGCCGCGGCATCTGTTTCAACGCATCAACATTTATTAGTTTTATTTCTGCCATAATTACTCAAATGTAAACAAATCATCAAACGTTGTTGATATCTGTGTGTTTTCACTGATCTTCCAATTCAACACACCCAACAAGTTTTCTACCTTTTGATCTACAATGCCTGTTTCCATTAGGGCATCATCAAACGGCAACTCTTTAAACCAACCAGGAATATGTGATTCGTCTGTGGGATATCCAACGCTACTGTAGCCTAGCGGATTGTCTTTTAACTTACAAACCACAGTCTTCATGCCATCAACAATGGCCATAGAATAGTTATCGCCCATCATACGTTTTAGGTTATTCCAGTTCATAGCAGCTCTAACGTGACCCGGCATATTTGCTTTGCCTAGGCGTGCTTCTTCTGCTGTGTACTTGGTTAAATTATTTACACGTTTGGGTGTACCTTTTTCCCATGCTGGACGCTCTGTAAAGATCAGTTTAAAGTCACGGACTTTCTTAATGATATCCTCACGTGGGCTACCGGTAAGCGTATCAAGTAAAATTTCACTTAGGAAGTCTTGAATAACCTTAGGAGTATCACTACGTTTTAAGTCTAGGCCCATGGCTTTAACTTTACCTGGGTAACCATGACTATCTAAACGTTTACCTTCCATGTCATAGATTAGCACAGCATAACGTTTCTTTTTAATAAACAAGCCTTTGAGTGCTACAAGCTCTCGCCCACCTTTGATTAGCTCACCTTGACGACGTGGAGTGTGAAATGCCTTTTCGCAGAAGCCTGGAAAACTTTCGTTAACCTGATCAGCAATGGTATCATACAGTTGTACAGCAATGTCTTTGTTCCATTCCATCTTGCCCGCTTCTACATCAGCTCGAACAATAGGCCAAGCACTAAAGTAGCATGAGTCAGTATCACCATAGATAATTGCTTCACCTATGTGATCATACTTGCCTGTGATACATTCATTAATGTAAGCATCCATGTGTTTAGCAACAGTACGACCAGTAAGTGTAGTTGACTGTCCAATACGTTTGTCAAAGAAACGGCATCCGGGATTCAAAATAGCACCATACAAACTGTTCAAGTTAATCTTTTTAACTAGTTGTCGTTTGTCCCAAAACGCAATATCCTCGTCTGTGACAGCTTCTTTCTTTTTAGCCTGCATTTCTTTACGTTCAGCATACCAACGTTCTAGTAAGCCTGGTATAACACCCTTACGATCATTACTAAAGATAGTACCGTTAGCACTAAGGATCCAAGTCTTGTTGCTGTCAAAGATCAATCGCCAAACATCTGCGGCACTTAGTACATCACATTCACCGTTGATCCAATCAATGGTAATCTCTGTACCAATTTCACCATTCATAACTGCCGAATACTCTAGGCTACCAAACAAGCCCTCCCATGCGTCAGCAAAACTACTGCCAGCATCCATTTTGCTTTTGATATAATGGTCAGTCATAATAGGACGTAGTTGGCCTACAATAGTTTCTGGACCCATGTTTAAGGCACGAATAGCTGACGGGTACAGTGAGTTAATATCAACTGCGCCAATGTAGTCATGCATGCCTGCTTTTGGAGTTGCTACATACGCACCTGCGGCCTGTGTGTTAAACTGTTCATCACGGTTACGATTGGGTACAACCATACCAAGTTGATGAGCTTCGTTAATAATAGCCTGTTCTGTAACAGCCACAGCACCCATTGTTGTTTGTAGCAACACAGTATTGTCATGTGCCAATTCATTGGCTAGATCTAAGAAGCGTAGTTTCTTGTCTAGCTTGCCTAATAGCATAGTATCTTGTCTGTTGTACTCGATAAACGTAGGAAAGTCTTTGTTGTACAGTTGATCTAATGTGCCTTCGTACTGTGTCTTACGCTCATCTAACTCGTATTCAGCAATAGCATCTAAACTATAACTGTGACGTTCTTCATATGTGTACTTGCGATAAAGCTGCATGTAGTCTAGGTGTACACGACCAATAAGGTCAAAGGTCAAGTTTGTAGCACCAAAGCGTTCAAAGTCACGTTGCTTGGGATACTGACCCCATAGGCAATAGCGTCTGGTATCATCTTTGCTTAGGACACGATTGGTACGCATGACCATGTAGGGGATATCAAAGCCTTCTGAGTTCCAACCACTTAAGATATCCGCATCATCAATTAGATCTAAGAATGTGTTAAGCAGGTCCTCTTCACGTTCCATTAGGAAACAGTTATCAAACTTACCAGCAATTTCTTCAGCAGTTTCCCAGCTCATGCTCTTGGGAGGCACTACCATAGTAACCAGCTTGTCTAACCAGTCTAGGTAAACAGTTACCGCAGTAATTGGATTAAATGGGTCGTCGGGTCGACTAAACCCACGCACAGGGTCAAAGTCAACTTCAATATCGAAGAACGCAGTTTGTAATTTAGGAGCAGGTTTGCCTAGATAGTTATCTTCAAAGCAACGGAACACAGGATTGATATCACTTTCCCATATCTTTTTACCTGAATTAACCCTTACTTCTTTATGGAATTCTTTGCCTACTTTAGTACTAAATCGGCTTACCGGTGTGTCGTAGATTGTACGGAACTTACCACGAGGATCATCGTAATAAAACACATAGTTTGCTGGGTATTCTTTATATTCTCTTTGACCGTTGTTGCGTTCAACAACGTAGATTCGATCTTTTGTCCGATCGAATAGTGCGTCTACATAACTCATTAACTCTCCTATGCCACTTATAGCTGGCAAATACTTTTCTACATGTACGTAAGTGTACGATACTACTATTATATAGTCTATTTGTAATAAATGCTATAGATTTCTTTGATATTTTTGTCCGGATGTGCTCGTTGTAATTCACTTAACCAATGGTCTATACCAGTGTAATCATCAGCCCAAGCAGTCGTGCGTAATAAGTTGTCTATATACTCAACAGCATATTCCATACGATACGGAACATCCTGTTTAAATGATTCTAACTGTGCTTGTATTTTTGGAATAGCATCTCTTGGAACGTTTTCTAATCCGTAGTTGCTGCCTTTGTCCAACACAAGATTAATAGCTAGTCCAAAATGTATTCTGTCTGCGTAGCGTTTAGAAATGTAACTCCAAAAGTCTAGTACGTGATGTAGATTCAGCAAGGTGATAGTGGTGATCAATGTAGTGTGTATCACACGTTGACTGGATTGGGCTTTGATCCAATCGGCCAGCAGGTCTACATTCTTTTCTATGCTGGGCCAATTACTTGGTGTGCGCTGTAGATAAGCAATGTCATCCATGCCGTCTAGGCTAAGGTTAAGCCATACTTTATTAAACTTGCTTAGGCTGTCTAGTAGGTGCTTATTGATGTTGGTACAATTGGTGCTAGGCCAAATGGTAATATTAGGATTACTGCTTAGGTAATCAATAAAGTCAACTACTTCTGGTATTAGTGTAGGCTCGCCACCTGTAAAGAATATACGTTGAATACTGCTGATATGATCTTTAAATATTTCTGGTAGTGATAATGTAACTGGCCAATCAAAGGATACAATTGGTGTGGATATATTATCTAATTTATTGTAGAATTTTTGATAGCTAGTACTAAATGTAGGATTACACATTTTACAAGCAAGATTACACAGATTGCCTATACTTAATTGAAAGTCGTAGGCTAGATCTTCTAACTCACCGCCGTGTGCTCGAGCATATTCAACACGGTCTGTTATATCTGTAATTGGAATACGTTGGTTAGCGGCCTGTAGTCTGACACTGGCTCCAGCGGTATTATCTTCGTTTTCCATACGCCAACAATAACTACATGACTGCGGTTTTTGACCAGCAATCATTTCTAGGCGTGTTTGTTTAAGTAGTTCACTGTTCCATGCTTGCTTAAGGGTATGGGTATTAACATTATACAAGCGACCCTCGGGATCACGGTGTACATTGCCCATGGCCGCACAGCAGAACTTGATATCACCGTTGGGTTCTATATCAGTGTGCGCAAAGGCAAATGAACATAAGGTATTACTCATTTAATATCTCGTAGAATTCTTTAAATGTATCCGCGTAGTTTTGTTTTCTAATAGTGTCATAGCTATTAGTAAATGCCCACATCTCGGTCATTAGCTGTTCGCTAGCATCGTGGTCTAACATTAAGAAATTGATAATATGATCTATCTTACTATCCCATCCGTTGGCAAATCCTGCGCTGTGTAACTTGCTAATTACCTTTTGTTTGACTTTTGTGGGTAGTATACGCATGTTTAAATAATCGGGTCTATGTACGAAGTTTATGCCCACTTCTATGCCTAAATTGTGGAAAAACTGAACATATTCTGCCAAATAATAGACATTTAATACACTAGCTGTGATACACACACTAAGATCAATACTAGGATATTTTTCAGCCAGTAGTTTGTATTTTAATAGATTAGCCAGTAGATGATCCCACTTAGCTGGATAGCGCATGTATTCAAATTGCTCACCGATGGCATCAATACTAACTCCTAGTTCAACGTGTTTAAATTTACCAAACACTTCATTGAAGTCATCTTGCCAAATAGTGCCATTGGTGTTAACGTGTACAGTTTGCTCTGAGTTGCCTGAGCGTAATAGTTCTAACAGTGGTTCTATTAGTAGCGGCTCGGCACCATATAAATCATAGTAAACAATATTATCATTCCATTGACCTAGTGTAGTCCATACATCGCTGTCTTGTGTGTAGCCATCTCTAATGTAGTTATAAGTCTTAACATAGTCTACGAAACTGCCAGTTGCTGTAAGTTTATGATGGTCTTTATACCAACCACTGCTCACATGCGGATTACAGTGACGACAGGCTAGGTTACAGGCATTGCCCGGCTTGAGCATAAACACTCTGGGCTGTTCTTGATATGCTACAACATCTTTAAATCGTTCATTGACAATGTTGCGTTGACTTAATCTGCCCGCATCTTCTTCTGCCCAGCAGTCTTGGCAGTTAGGGTGTCTGACGCCGTTGTTTAAACTTCCGCGTATCTCTTGACGTGTTAGACTATTCCACCCTTGTGCGAGTGTATGTTTATCTAGTCGCATGAGTTCTGCGCCCTGTTTAAAACTAGTTCTGCTTTGGTTACATATAGTAATTTCGCCGTTGGTCTGTGTAGCTAGTCCAATGTCTGCTAGTACACAGCTACAGGTCATACTTGATAACCTTGTATAGGTCTAACCATATCTCGGCAAATTCGGGTAGGTGTTCGGTATGTTTGACTTCATATTCAGTACACCACAATAAGAACTGTTGATTACAGTTAGTTTCAGAGTCAACTGCTGATAGCTGACTGCGCATGGTTTCTAAGAATGTACGATTCATACCTCGATCAAACTTGTCTATATAAGGCAATGCCAGCGCACGATCTATTTCTGCTATTGCTAGGTCTCTTACAGGTTTACTAAAATTTGCCAGATTTTGATATTCTGGACCCCACAAGTTTTGCCAATGGATTTGAATACCTAGTTCATTAACAAACTCATAAAGCTCTACCAGATTAGTAGCACTATAGATACAGTACACTGGTAATAGAGTAATTTGATGCCCGGGCAGTAATTTGATTGCTTTTAAGTTGCTGACAAATTTATCCCACTTAGCACCATGCCTAACATACTCAAAACGTTGACCTATAGTTTCTGCGCTGATTTTCCAGCCTACTTTAGTTTTATTTTTAAGTTGTTGGAACACTGCGTTAGAGTCTAGATCTACACTTAGGTTACTGATAACATCTATGTGTATATCCTCGTCTAGACTTTTGAGTAATCTAACATTCTGTTTGGGTAATAGCGGCTCGCCACCGACCAACAGTAGAATTTCGATATCTTGACTGTGTTGCTCTATGTAGTCTAATAGATTATCGTAATAGGCACGCTCGGTTAGCTCTACAGGGATACCTTTGATCTTTTGCCATTTAGTACTGCTAAATTCATTACAGTATACACAGTTTAGATTACACAGGGCATTCCACCGAATGTCTAGGTTACGTGGTATAAATGTATCAGCAGCGGCTAATTGATCTTGGGTTAGAGTAAATTGGTCATAGTAACTACGTAGGCTGTATCCAGTGCGTTCTTCATCACGTCTACAGCCTAGGCAATAACTACTTGGTACATCGTTAATTATTTCCTGACGTATTGCCTGAGCTTTTTCACCATTGATTATTTCTTCTATAGAATTGTCATGAAGATTGCCCCAGTAATAAGCACCCGCACAGCAAGATTTTACCTTGCCGTCCGTTTCAATAAAGATGCCTGCCCATGGACTCTTACAACTATTGGTCATTCAATTAGACTGTGCGACCAACAGTTTCTAAGATATCTGTAAGTGTTTCGTGATCAGCGTTGGTATCAGTAAATTTACTTTTTTGTGCGATCTTAATAGCTTTCTTTAAGATAGCAGGTTTAATTTCTAATTCTTCTGCTACTGCTTTGATTGTATCGTTAAGACCCGCGGTTAGATCTTCTACTTCAGTTAACACTTGGATACCTTCATTTACCATTTGTGTTAGTTTTGCTTTTTGCTCGCCGGAAAACATTTTAGCCATTGTGAGACTCCTTGGTTGAAATATATATTATATATTATTTAACGAGTAAAGTCAAACACTATAAATATTTTTGACATGATAAACAACTATCAATTAACTAAAAGTATTATTGACAACTACGTAGAAGATAATCAAAATTTTACCTGGGACAACAGTCAACTATCGATAACAGATAGACTAGCTGTGTATAAACTTTTAGAAATTAAAGGTATTCAATTATACTATTGCGATGCTGTTAATTTTCCAAATTCTATCCGAAAATTAAAACAACAGATCACTGATCCCTACAGAATACATCGTGGGCTAGCATGGGCAAAAGACAGCGGACTAATAGAAATTTTGTTTGTATTGGCTGTAGTGTTGGGCATTGGGTATTATGGACCGAGCCTATTGTTATGGTCTTTGCTAGTAGCATGGATTACTAGTAACCTAGCTATAATTGTATCGCACGAGGGTTGGGCACATGGGTATATAACACCCAAAAATAAATTTGTGGGCATGTTACTAGATATGTTTGCTTATGTTTATCTAATGTTGTACAGTGCTAAAACGTCTATGTTCCTTCAAAAGAAATTGTGGCGCGAAGGGCATGTACTACATCATATAGACTATGCTACTGCTGATGACGTTGTGGCTAAGAGTGTTTATCACAATTGGTTCCTACATACATTTATAACACCATATGGTAAATCAAATCCTGCTCTAGTAGGGCACCAGTTGCTACGATATCAAGCACAGGCAGACCTAGATCAATTACCTAAACTACAAAGGTTTATTGAACTACATTCGGAACTTATAAGAGTTTTGATACATCTAGCAGTACTGCTAACAGCTGGAGTAGAGTTGTACTTTTGTTTTTTAGTATTACCAATTTATTGGAATAAAGTATACAACACGTTCTTTACAGAAGTATTGCCGCATAGGATACTCAAAGACAAGTATGATGCTTGGTATTTGTTTCCGTTGATGTTTCATACTGCCTATCACAACACGCACCATAAAAAGAATTTTGTGATTGGAACAAAGATCAGTAAGTGGTTTAACCTACAGTACTATTTTATAAAGATATTTTATAAGATTGTCAAACAACCAACTACAGTGTAATTGGTTTAAGAGCTAGGTACTTTGGATGTTGTTCGTTGAACAAGCGCATGATCACGCCAGCTTCTGCGTTGGCTTCGTTTTCGGCATCGCTACCAGTTTCCCAACTAGTGTCACTCAATTGGTTAAGTTCGTTTTGCTTGTGGTGTACTATTTCGTGTGCTAGTGTGCGCAGTATATCGTTTGGGTGTCTATTGGCAATGTTAAGTTCAACACCACTACCATCGTTGCTGTAAGATCCAAATGTAGGTAGATGTTTACCTTCTACATTCTTTTTGAGTTTGATCTTAGGTAGGGCAGTTAGTTGTAAATAGTCAACGACTATCGGCAAGAAGTCACGTAACGCATCTATCAGCGTCAACGGTTTAGATTCATCAAACATTTCATATAAATTCATTATACTAATCCTGCTAGTCTGCGTAATTCTTTAATGCTTTCGTTTGTTGCTGTTGGCAGTGCTCTAACAGTTAGCGCACCACTTTCTAAGCCTAGGTCTTGTTCTAACTCACGTGCTTTACGATGGGCATAAACCATATCGGCACCTTGAATTCTTGATACTATTGAGCCATCATCTCTTACAACTTCAAAATCTGTAGCAGTGGTCTGTGGCACTGCGGGTTCCAATGGTAATTCCTGTTGTGCAGGGCCAATTCTGCGATACTCGTGATGGAAATCGTAATCTGATTCGTAATTCTGTTCAAATTCACTGAACTTTCTATTTGCGTCTGTTTCGTTGTCGGCGTGGAATTGGTGTACTACTACTCCGCTGTCTGGCGCATATATCTCATAATTAGGTACTGGAGTTGCGCCGTGTTCGCTAGCATCACGCTCACTGTCGCTGATACCACGACGACGTAGTTCACGTTTAATAATAACTCTAAAGTAAGCGGTCTGTTGATCATTTAACACTGCGGTTGTGCTGACATTACGGAATACGTTAATTAGATCCATGTCACTCTTATCGGTTACATTATCCAACCATTCGCGATGTGCTTGAGGTAAACTATCACGCACTGCGTTTTCAGCACCGCCTGCGTTGGCAGCTAATTCGTTATTACTACTACGGCGGCGTATTTCTTGATTAACAGTATTAATAATAAAGTCTTTTTGGTCAAGAGTTAAGTTAGTATAGTGAGCATTAACGCCTTGGGCCATATTATCAAGTATACGCTGTAGATTACCGTCGGTATGTCTACTAACACCTTGAAGCCACTCTTGCCAGTTATTGGCTAAACCGTCAAACACTTCTCTGTTAGTGGTATTACCTGCGTTTGCTCTGTCTGCTGCAGCCTGCGCATCTGCGAAACTAGTGTACGTGCCTGCACTTGGCGTTGTTTCGGCTGGTGTTGCTCTATAGTATCTAGTATCAACATTATTAACACTACCATATACATGTAGTGCTTCGTCACTGGTTCTTGCGTTGACAGTGCCTGCAGGTTCACCCAGACCGTTTATAATATTCCAAGTTACTTCCGGACGACCAGCATCTTGTGTAGTAGCAATGGCTTCTAAATCGTGTAGGCCCACTGATATCCGTTGCTCTCGCATGAATATATCTGCGGCTTTAAGTTTAGCCTGACGAGGACTATCAGCATCGACGAATACCGGGTCTTGATCTACATGTCTACCACGAGCAAAATAAACCTTCCAGCGTGTTTCATTGCCGTCGACTACTCCTTGATCCATTCTACTGCGTAGTTCGGCATCAATCTGTTTAACTATCCAGCCACTGGCATCGGCATCTAAATTATCACCACCATTTATTACTCGTTGTCTCACAGAGTTTGCTGTATCTACAGTGACCTCGGGTAATGTGTCTGTTAACCAGTCAATCCAACTAAGTGGCACTGATGCTGGCGGGGGTGTACTATCTTGTGTGACCGGTGTAGTTTCTACAAACGGTTCAGCTTTGAGTCGACTAATACTATCTTCACGACTCATACCCATTTGCTTGCCACCTTTGATGATGGCTTCTGTACTACTAGTAGCAAACACCATTTGTTTGCCACCACTACCGTCTTTATTCATAACCCAGTACTGTTGTTCGTCACCTTTCTTCTCTTTGCGTGCTACCTGTGCTTGGCGAACGTTGTTGACTAGTTCTGTTTTGTTAATCTGTCCCAGAGCATAGCGGCTGAATAATGCAACACTGTTGTTAGGATCAGTCCATTCGCCTTCTGGGCTAATTAGTTTGTATAGTTTCTTAGCATACTCTTGTTTGTATGCTGATTCGTCTGTAGCAATGCGTAGGCTTTGTGCTAGGCGTAGAGCAGTATTAACAAGTTTAGGTATGTCTT